TTACTGACCTCCATCTATATCCACCTCCGTTTCTATCAGGCTGTAGGAATATTCCGCCTGCTGGAATGGGTCGTCAAACCGCTCTCTGTCTTCGCTGATGCGGAAGGCAGTGGGATAGACGACCTCTTTTTTTGCTTTTAGTTCTCGGACTCGGCCGAGTTTTTCTGCCCGTCTGATACGTTCCGCTTCAGCAGCCGTAAATGTGTCCGGGTCGACAATCGCCGGGTAATATTCGTCACCGAGATAGCGCTTATTCTGGAGCATCCTGCTGATGCCTGCGTGGAATGCTATAATTTCAGCTTTTTTTGCTGCCGTTGCCAAAGAATCGCCGGTCAGATAGGACTGAAACAGGATTTTTATCCGCTCGGCAGATTGTTCATCAATCACGGCTTTTCCGTTTATAATCCGGTAGCCATAGGGTGTGTGGCTCATTTATCTCACCAGCCTTTCTTTCAGCGTAATGCCGCATTTTAATTCAAACCCGATTTCTGTTCGGGAATACACAAGAATTCGCTCCACAAAGCGGGTAAACAGTTCGCCGTCAAAGCCCTTCAGCATCGTCGCCTTTGTGGCGTATTGCAATAGTTCACTGACCTCATGGAGGTTTATATTGTCGCTGTTTATGAAGCGGGCTATAGATTCCTTCTGGCGCTGTATGCGCTCGGCTTCTTGAAGAAGTTCATTATTTCCCTTATTGTAAACGGCAGGCTCAAGGTAGCCACGAGTCTGTAGAGTAACCAGCACCTTTCGCTGTTCCGCGTTTTCTTCGAGCTTTTTATCGAGGGCGTGCAGCTTTGCCACACTATCTTCGGAGTTGATACCGCGAAGGCCCATTAACAAGGGCCTCAAAACGGTTTGATGACCGAATATGAGCTTGTTCATCATAGTAACAAACGCATATTCAAAATGAGACTCCGGGATGTATTTCATGGAACATTTCTTGGCGTCCGCTATATGATTGGTACAGCACCATGCGATATTATGCCTGCCGGTGGAGTGGATGCGACGTTTGAATTTGCCGCTGCACTGACCGCAGATGATTTTGCCTGAAAACGGATATCGGTTTTGGTACTTATCCTGATATTTTTCAACGCCTTTTTCTTTGCCGTGCTGGTCGATGATAGCCTGCGCGGCATTGAAATCCTCATGGCTGATAATCGCATCATGATGATTTTTAATCAGAAACTGGTCCTTTTCGCCGTAATTGTAATGGCGGTTGAAGTGCGTATCGGTATAGGTCTTTTGAAAAACGGCATCGCCGGTGTATTTTTCATTACCGACCATACCGCGAATAGTTGTCGCCGTCCAATGGCCGCCTTTCTTGGATGGCACATCGTGGCGGTTCAGCTCATTCGCAATTTTGCCGGTACCCTTGCCCGACAGAATTTCAGAAAAGATAAAACGGATGATAACTGCCTGTGTTTCATTCACGACCAGCTTTCCATCAGCAGTATCGTAGCCGTAGGGCGGATAGGATATCTTGAAGGTCCCATTTTGAAACCTGCGCTTTACCGACCATTTGCTGTTTTCCGCAATAGAGACCGACTCACTTTCGGCAAGTCCACTCAGGATTGACAGCATGAGTTCACTTTCCATTGACCCGGTGTTGATATTTTCCTTCTCGAAGTAAATAAAAATGCCGAGGTCAAGCAGCTTTCTCACCAGTTCCAGACAGTCCGTTGTATTCCTCGCAAACCGGCTAATGGACTTTGTTACGATGAAGTCAATCTTCTTATTCTCACAGTCGGAAATCATGCGAAGCAGCTCCGGCCGCTTTTCCTTTTTCGTGCCGGTGATGCCCTCGTCATAATAAAGCCCGGCAAAATCCCAGTCAGGATTTGATTTGATGTAGGATTCGTAGTGCTTTATCTGTGTGTCGAGACTGACCAGCTGATCGTCACTGTCGGTGGACACACGGCAGTAAGCCGCAACACGCAGTTTGGGGCGCTCTGTAAAATCAGACGTATTTTCAGTGATTTTCGTTACCTTTTTCAATTTTTCACCTCCTTGTCAGTGTGACATATTACCTCTGAAGTTCAGTAATATCAACGGTTTTCGGGCATAATTTGTGCTAGAGTTGGTGAGAAAGATTTGCGGTTTAATGTGGTTATCTTGTTGAATTCCGACAAGGAAATAAGTCCGTTTTGAAGCATGAAAGAGAGTATCCGCTGTGCCCTTACATAATCTACTTCTCGCTGCAATTGCTCTTGCGGAACAGGTTTCTTTTCATAATTGATTTCTGGTATTACGCCAGTAATATTGGCCATGTATTTTTCCTCCAGTCTGAGAACCTCTGTCCTCACAACTCACTGGAAGATTTCAGTCTGTTTGGACGAAAAAAGAGCAAAAAAATAATGCCTACCATAGAGAAAATCTCCAGTAGGCATTACTGCAATGTTTATATCGTTACTCGCTGTACTTGACAAAAGCGTCAGAGAAACCAGCCGCTTTGACCTTTTTAAGCATAGCGTCGGCGTTTGCCTTGACGGAATATGCACCGACCTGCACACGGTAATATTTCTTCGGCGTGTCAGATTCAGCGGTCGTTTCCGCTGCCACCAACCCGACCTTGACCGCAGCGCGGAAGGTGTCCATATTCTTGCCAAACTTAGGAAACCAGTGCATGACATCGCCGTGATTACTGGCGATCCCCAGCTTCGCACCCTCCGAGTGACAGATGATATCCTTTTCTGTCAGCCCATACTGCCTGCAGAGATATACGCAAAGTTCTACGGCTTCCTTGTAAACTGCAGAAAAATAGGAGACATCGGTCAGACCGTCCTCGCAGATTTCAAAGCCGATATGCGTATCGTTACCAGAGCCTTTTGCACCGCTGCCGCAGTGCCAGCCGCACATATTCCACGGTAAGGTCTGGTACGTTGCGATGGAGCCGTCAGCCAGCTTTCCGATGAATCCGTGAACACAGACCTGACGGCCGTCCGGCGTATTCTGGTTCCAGTGGTTGCCGTACTGGTTTTTGCCAAGCAGCCCGTCATCCGGGCCGACGTAACGTTTGAGGTTGGGGTTGTTTGCCCCAGTGGAATGCACCATAATGCCCTTCGGCGTAATGGTCCGGCCCGCCTTGTAGCAGGCGTTGTTCGTCAGAATGAGTTTATGCAGATTCATAAAAAGCACCTCACAGTAAATTAAATGTAAGCCGCAAGCGCGGCCGGGTACAGATGATAGGTAAACTTCAGATCGCAGTAAGCGGTCGCCGATGTGCCGTTGCTCCCAATGCGAGCGTATAGCCCGTAGCCGGCAGGCACTCTGCTTTGCCGCATAGCGATCTGAGCGTGCTGGGCCTCTGTAGAGCTGTCCGCGCCGAGTGGCGTACTTCTCGAGATGCGGGTAAAGGTCTGCTCGTCATTTGAGATATAGAAGTCCAGCTCCTTTTCGGTGGTATCCGATTGGCGGCATATGGTGACCAGATGGCAGTCGTAGGGTACCGGGATAAGCGGATCGTCCTGACCGCCAATCACAATGCTGCCTATGGGCAGAATGGTATGCATAGGCCCTCTGACGCTGTTGGTACCGCCCGAGCCGAGAGCATTGCCCGACAAAACATACCGCAGATGCGGCATCCGAATGAAAGCGTTGATGGTTGATGCGGAGCTGGAAGTCAGCGTCAACGCCGTGTTGGCGTCCTCTGCTTTTTCCAGCAGAAACAGGCTTTCTCCGGGAGCAACGGAAATGTCCCCAATGGAAAACCGCTGCTTTGTCCAGTACCCCGTACAGGTGGGGTGCGAATTTGTTCCGCTGCCATATGCGATGTTTTCCGCATCCTGAACGCCCCGTATGGCTTCGGCGAGCTTTTTGACAGTGTCGCTGAGATTGCTCTGAACCAGTACCTGCACGGTATTTGCCGCCGGACTTCCAAGCGCCGCAACGAACAAATAGGTTACGCTGTCCATCACCATATTGCTGCCCGCCGAGATTCCCGTAAAGGTGATGGATGCTCTACGGCTTGCCATGTCCGGTGCCGAGGCTGTCTCCACCGGGTGCAGGTGGTTAAGGATAATCCCGGTGCGGGTATACAGCGTGTCACGCATGCTTTCCATCTGGTCATGCGTGGTACCGAGCAGAGTATAGTTATCATTTAACAGGTTGTACGTAAGATTGAGCAGCGCGTAGGTGTCATTCACATCAATTGCGGCGAGAGCTGTCAGCACCTGATTCAGCCATTCCTGCGCGGGCGGCTCCGGCGGTTCGGCTATCCCGTCCGCAAGAGCCTCCTCCACGATGGTGAGTACCCGCACGCTTTTCCCGACAACGTCCTCATGGGTAACTCTGATTTCCAGTTGTCCCACACCGACAATTTCAGTTTCCGTCGAACTAGGCGACCAGGTCAGCACGCCGTCCGCATAGCTTGTGACTACGGGATAAGCGACGCCGTCCGGCCGTTTGTAAATGGCGGTCAACGTCTCACCGGGATATTCGTCACCAAGCAGGCTGGAGACATCAAACTCCAGATTGCGAAAATGGTTCTCGCCCTGCCGACCGATGAATACCGTCGCAGCTTTTGTTAAATCAATCATGCGCCATCACCCGGCTTTGCTGAATCGTCGCTCCGCCCGTGTAGCTGCTCCAGAGCCGCCTTGAGCTTTTCGGGAATGGGCAATCCAAGGTGCGCTGCGTTTTCCAGCATGGACACGCCCTCGTTGGAGCAGTAGAAAAAGATGACGGCGGTACGCAGAAGCTCGCCGTTGCCGATGAGATAGATATCCATAATGTGCGCGACGCCCACCATTACAAAAATCAGTACCTTCTTGCATATGCCCTTGAAGCCGACCTCGCTGGATAGCTTTTTGTCCGCGATGGCACACATGACACCGGTGATGTAGTCCACAACTACGAACACAAGCAGAGCGTACAAAAAGCCGTCAAAGCCGCCGAAAAACCAACCGAAGAAGCCTCCGGCGGCTGCCACCAATACTTGAATCCAGTTCCATACTTCTTTCATTGGGAGTCCTCCTTTTAGTTTTGCATATGAAAAATGCGCCCCGCAACCGCAAAGGCGCATCATCCACACTGTGTTAAAGTGTTAGAATTAAATTATGAATTTGCTGCATCACATCCGCTTTGGGCCGTCCTGCTCCGATGGACAGCCAAGTTAAGGGCGGGATATCAAAAGACGATGAGGAATCAAAACCGTTGACCGCCGTAATGACAGGCTCGATGGCTTTTCGAAGCTCCGTGATGTGGAATGGCCAGTTTTTGACCGTGGTTTTTCCAACTGCAATTTCCTCACTCCAAGTTGCAGGAGACAGGCCATAATAGCTTCGTACCATGTTTACAGCGGTTCGGAGTGTCTGGATATGCGCCGCCTTCACATGGGTTTCGTTCGCGGTAATTGTCTCGAATGGCGTCGTCAGTATTGTAAAAGTGCGGACAACCTCCGGACTTGCCGACTCGATATCGCTGTCAAGGCAGCGAATGGTAATGGAATGACTTCCCGCCGCCAGTGTTTCCGCCTGATAAACTGTTTTAACGCCGTTCCCAAGGTATCCGCTCGTGGAAAATTGCTCAGGATTATCCACACTGTTGATCCAAGCACCTGTATCGATTTTCACTTCCACAATCTGCGACTGGCCGTCCGGTTCGACACCTGTTGTAATCATAAAACGCGGTGTGGTATTGTAGCTAGAACCGCCGGACGGCGGGCAGACGATTACCGGAGCAGACGGAGGACTGTTTTTCTTTACCGTCCCGCTGATTACATAAGCGGAAACCGCGTCTAAAGTATCGGTAACACTGATACGGTAACGAGTATACGTTCCGGCTATCTGGGAAGCGTTCGCCGAATACGTTCCCGAGGTGGAACTTGAAACAACAATTGTAAGAGCCTCGTATGCCGACCAGTTCGTTCCATCCGTGGAGGTTGACCGCTGGATGACATACTGTTTGATGGCGCTGGTTCCAGGAGCTGCTCCGCTCCACGCAAGCGTTACGACAACGCCTTCATAAATAGCGGGTGCGGCGGTAAAGGATGACGGCGGCGTTGGCAGTGTATTTCTGCGAACAGTATTGCTGGATACTGTCCAGTCGGAATAGAAACTTTCACCGGCAGCACCGCGCGTCCGTATACGAAACCGGCGGTAATTGCCCCTCGTGGCCGGAGGGCTGACACTCAAGATGCCATTTGTCGCCGAGGTGCTCACCGTGGTCAAAGCCGTCCAATCGCCCCAGCTGCTGTTGTCGGGAGAGTCGCTGTATTGTATCTCATAGGACGTGATGGCATTGCCCGCGCCATTTGCTGCGCCGCTCCACGAGAGGGTGACGTTTCCTTCAGCCAATGCCGCACTTACCGAGCAGACGGTCGGCGCTCCGCAAGCTGTGACGTCGCAGTAGATGCTGTTGCTGATTTTTTCGACGGAATAGACATCTAAGGTGTCGATTGTCCAGATACCGAACTGCGTATAGGTCCCCGGTGTGCTTGATACAACCGAGTTGTAGCTGCCACCGCTGGCGGACAGTATCAGAATGGTCAGCACATTCCATGCACTCCAGGTACTGTTGTCCAATGATGTGCGGCTGGCGATCTGGTAGCCCTTTACCGGGCTGGTGCCTCCGGAGGCTCCGCTCCAAGTCAGTGTTATCGTCTCATTGCTGTATTCAGCGGGAGAAGCAACGGCTGACGCAGCGGGACTTGGTGCTGTATTCCTGCGGATGGAGTTCGTGGATACTTTCCAGCCGGAATAATAACTTGCTCCTGCCGTACCGCGTGTCCGCACTTGGAATCTGCGGTAATAGCCGCGTGTCGAGGGCGGATCAACAGATACGCTGCCGCTTGAGGCTGTGGTAGTCACCGTTGTCAGTGCAGTCCAGGCTCCCCATGCGAGATTATCAGTGGAATCACTGTACTGAATTTCATAACTGGAAATTGTATTGTTTATGCCGCTGGAAGCTCCGCTCCAGGAAAGAGTAACGGTTCCTTCCGCAAGTATTGGGTTAACCGAGCAGGAGGTCGGTGCACCACAAGCCGTGGTCAGAAGAGCCGAACTTAACACGGTATAGCTTGAGTTATCGATTACGCCGGAAGATAGAGGAAGCCGTCCGTCCGACACCACCTGAAATCGCACGCCCTGTGCGGTGTTTCCCGTAGTGGAAGCACAGGTGACCGAAACATATCTGAGCCTCGGCGTGGTTCCATCCCAGTCGTCGCCGTCTGCCGCCTTGATGCGCACTTGTGCAGATGAGCCGTTTACAGTCATGGTACAGAGCAGGGCGTAGCCGCTGTGAATGTACGAACCTGACGAACCCAGCGCTGCGGATATAGTGAAATTATAGGTCATCTGGCTATTGTTCGGCCGGCTCTTGGAATAGGTAATGGTGTAATAGACGGTTGGGCTTGAACCTGCCTGCAGCGTTACTCCGTAAATATCCGCCATCGTTGTTCACCTCCTCATTCATAGACTGCCGTCACAAGAGAATTGACCAGCCCGCACAGGTTGGTATTCAGTCGGGTGTCGGTAATGTTATTTGTGGCTATTGATGTTGCGGCAGCCGGTATCAGTACGTCGGCGATACCAAGTTCATAGACATCGCTGGTTCTTGTCAGCGCCGGAGCTGACGGCGTTGCGGCCGGAGTACCGTCAACAACGGCAAGCTGAATATTCCGGCTGACCTGGCTTAAACGAACCACAATCCGGTCAATTCGGGGGTTGCTACCGTTTGCCGTAGTGAGCGGCAGGTTTAGGTCGTCTGTATTTTCATACCGGTATCCGTTAATCCAAGCGCTGCCTGCCGCCACGCTCACCGCCAGGCCGTTTCCGGGCGTTGCCTGCAGGTTCGTCGCAGATGCGTAAAATACACCGTTTGACACAAGGTTTCCGAAATATGCCGCGAAATCCGTCGCGTCATAGACTCTGTCTCCATCCGATGAGTTAAAAAATCCGCTTTTCTCCATGCGCTGTTTCCTCCTTGCTTAGCTGGTTTTTGTATATTCAATGATCACGTAGCCCGTATATGCGGTCCGGTCATTTCCGGGCTCGACGATAATATTGGTGGTATCCGCGTAGAGACCGATTTGGGAAGCAAAGTTGTTGTATCGTGCAAGCGGTAAAGGCAGGAACACCGTCCCGTTTGTAGCAAAGCCCGATAAGCTGACAACTGTGCTGAGATTGGATATACCGTGCGCTACGCTTCCCGGCACTGCATTCGTAAGAGAGCCGAGATTGATTTCTTTTCGGTAAATGGTCTTGCCGTCTATCCATAGTCGCCCGGTGTTTTGTTCTGTTGCGGAGTAATCGGTCAGCGCAGACGCAATTTTGACAGCGGTAATGGTGCGATCCGCAATCTTTACTCCTGTGACCGCTCCGGTTGCAATCCGCGTTGTAGTGATAGGTTCATTGTTGATATTCAGCCAGTTCGCCTCGCCGGATGTATTGTTGTAAACGAAAACGGAAATCACATAAAAAGTCATGGTATTGCGGGATATGAAGAAGCCCATTGCCCGCTGGTATCCGCTTCCTGTATTGTCACCATTGTGCTTTACCAAAAAGACATGACCGTCGTCACTTGGCTGGTCGCTGAATTTGTTACCGCTCCATGAGGTGAAATATAACGAATCTCCCGGTTCCATATGATGCAGGGCATATTGTCCGACCGATATCGTGCCTGCACCCACGGTTATTTCAAGCGCGGGCAGCTTTCCATATAAGTTGTTCACGGTGGCTGTAAAGGTTTCTCCCTGAATTTCCGGGTCTACCTCCGACAGATTTCCCAGCGTTCCCTCCACAGCGTCCAGAGCCTCCGTTACTTCGGCTATCCCGGTCGGAGCCGACAACGCCGTTTTGACCTCGCTCATATCGGAACGAATCTTCTGCGCTATTGTTAACTCGGCCTTGCCAAATACAATGCTGATACTCAGACCGTCCGCGTCGTAAGTTTCTTCAATTTCGGCGATGCGTGTCGTCATGGATACGCCCCACGCCTTGGAAATGACTTTAACGGTCTGCCCAAGGTCAAAATCTGTCTTGTAGGTCAGGTTGCCGTGAGGGTTTACCGATGTGTCGAACGAATAACGGATTCCCTGCTCGCTCAGCTTGCTCTGTCCCCGGAAGATCAGCGCGTCGGTGTAACCTGTACCGAAATCTGCCGCTTGCAGGTCCTTGGCATCTACGAATATTTCTCGCCGGGTCTCTCCGGAGCCGCTTGTAATAGCGACAAATGTGCGGCTTTCGCCTTCACCCTCACCGCCGATGAGAGCGGTGTTGGCGTAATCCGCCGCGCTCTCCGTATAGCTTTGTTCCGTTAGGTTTTCGTATTCCTTGGAGAATACCGCTTGGGAGTCGGTGCCTTTATACAGTGTCACGGTAAAGACGTGTGTTGCCGGAGTGAATACCGTTTTAATGCCAAGGGTGCTGCCGTCGTCGGTATATATCGCGCCGTTTGCCATCTGGCATAGCTTCCCGGTGAGAGCAGCGGCGTTCGCAGCGGTGATGTCGCCATCTGGGAACTGCAGTATGAGATCGTTTTTTAGATCATCATAACGTTGGCGCTCATCTTCGGAAAGGTGGACGGTGTATTCGCTGCTAATCAGCTCCGGCATTCTTAAAAGATCGGTTGACTTCATAGAGATGGTGATGTCGGAGATTTTGTCATATATCCGCTGTTCCGCTCCAGGTAGTGGCTTGTAGCTGAAGATGACCTGACCGTTGCGCTTGTCTGGCATGAAGTAGTCGAGCCGGTAATGGCTGATGAACCGTCCTAGACGAGCGCCCAAATCCAGCAGTCGGAACTCAGCCCATAAATCCATGAGGCCATTGCTGCTCGGCGTTCCGGTTAATCCTATGATGCGTTTTACCGTGGGGCGAACCTTCATCAGCGCTCGGAATCGCTTTGCTTGGTGGTTTTTGAAGGATGACAGCTCGTCAACCACAATGGTGTCATAACTGAATGGCAGCTTGCTTTCCTCAATGAGCCATTGGACGTTTTCTCTGTTAATGATGTAAATGTCGGCGGGCTTTATCAGTGCCGCACGGCGCTCTGCTTCGGTGCCGACTGCCACGGAGCAGATGAGGTTCTGCAGGTGGTCCCACTTATCTGCTTCCGTTGGCCATGTGTCCCGTGCCACTCGCAGTGGTGCGATTACCAAAATGCGATGCGCCTCGAAGCTGTCAAACAGCAAGTCGTTCAGCGCCGTCAGCGTGATACTCGTCTTGCCAAGGCCCATATCCAACAGAATGGCGGCTATGGGGTGTTCCTCGATGTAGTCGATGGCGTATTTCTGGTAGTTATGTGGTTCGTATTTCATCAAGAATCCCTCCAATCTGCCGCTCTTCATCCAATACATAGACTCTGAAACCCAGCCCTCGTAGTAATCTGTGTCTTGCTAGTTGCAGCGGTCTCGGCTTTTCACCGGGAGCCTTTGCTTCCACGAAAGCCATGTGGCCACCCGGTAAAAGCACGATGCGGTCGGGCATACCGTCAAAGCCAGGGCTTGTGAACTTCGGTGCGATACCGCCAACCGCTTTGACTTCCTGAACCAGTTTTTTCTCGATTGCTTTTTCTCTCATATTCTCACGCTCCATCAGGGATTTTAAGGAGGGGTAACCTCGGCGTAGGTCATTTCTAAAAATTTTCTTAGACTTATTTTTTAAGGTCTTAAGAGACTTTTTGTATATGACCTTTATTGAGGTTACCCCATGGTCCATCAGTTCAGGAAATCCTCAAAATCTCCGTCGTCGGTTTTTAGTCGCAGTCCTGTAAAGAACCGCTTGTTTTTGACCTTGATACGGCCATACCCAGCAGCCTCCAGTGCAGAATAGAAATCAGTGGTACTGCGGATATACTCATTGGTTTACCTTGCGGCTTTTCAATGTAGGCCGCGAGAAGTTCATCAAAGCGAGATTTACCGAGCAGCTTCTGCATGGCAGTGACACCGAGAATCTTGCGTTCGTATGGATCAAAGCCAGCCCTGCTGACTGCGTCGGCAACTACCGTCTCATTGGTGTATCTGCGGTTGGAACGTCCTTCGACCAGCTTATATCCGGTCCAGTCTTTGCCGCTGATTGCTTGCTGCAATGCGTATTCCTTGATGTCCGCCGCCCAAGCGACAAGGTCATCGACCTTTGAGAGGATATCTTCAATGTCCTCGTCTGTAAGCAGCGGCGGCAGCTTGAAGTCATAACGGGCAAGCTCCATATTGGCGTCAGCTCTGGCACGGCAGTCGTGCTTTGCCTTACAGAAACCACACCATTCGCCGCAGAGGAAGTTCCCGTCACCAGCAAAAGCAAGGTCGGCTGTAGGTTTTAGTACCTCGTCTGCCCAGCGGTAAAGCTCATCTTTCGAGAGCTCGTATGTGCTGACGTTATCGCGGCGTGGCTGATAAATGGTCATGCGAACGGTATCAATGTCGTAGATCCGGTCGAACAATTCCAGAGCGCCGAGGGCGTAACACTGCATTTGCGGGTTTTCCGTTGCATCGACCATAATTCCACGACCGTGCTTGTAGTCGATGATTTTCAGGGTGCCGTCCGCAATGATAAGGCAATCTGCGGTACCGAAGCCGGACGCTACCCAGCGGGAGAAGTCGACACGCTGCTCGATCATGACAACAGGATCGGAGCAGGTTTGCTTAGCAGCCTCCACCTGTTCGAGAACATAGATGGCATAGCCGGTGGCGCAGTCGGTCATTTCCTCATTGAACCAGGTGAGGTTTTCAGTTGGGTCTTCGGCCTCCATACCCAGCGCCCGGCGAAGCTTATATTCACAGAGCGTATGGGCGTCGGTGCCTTCGGCGGCGTAATCGCTGCCTTTGTCATCGTAACTCTCACAGAGCCGTGCCGATGGCGGGCAATGGAGCCAGCGTTCGGAGCTGGATGCGGAGAGTAAGGCGTGTCCTTTAGGTGGCATCGGTCAGTCCCTCCACATCGGCAAGCAGTGCTTTGTAGTTAGCTGGGTTGATACCAGACAGCTTGTCGGCACCGTATTTCTGGAGAAGCAAGCGAATCTGAGCGGTGAAACCGGCACGGGACTTGTTCGCAAGAACTGCTCTGACCGCTTCCAATGTAAGTACAGGCTCGGCAGGAATTGTTTCTTCAGGTACAGGTTCGTCGCCGCTGAACTGCTTTGCCAGCCAATTGGCAGCTTCGTTAATAGCGGCAGCGGCACTGCGCAGGTCCTCGATGGTTGCGGCCATTTCGCTCATTTTGCTCATCTGTTTTTCCTCCTTCCGTAGATTGACTCTGTGTGGACAGCAAGGTCAGTTTTCTTGCCAGTCGCATGGACACGACGCTGATTGCGGTGAGAACATCGACGAGTTCTTCGTCCGCAGTGCAGCTCTGGGATTTTGTTTGGGCCTGATACATTCGTTTCACCTCCGTTCTGAAAGCCGGTTGTGTATCGCTTTCACAACTCACTGGAACGAAAAGGTCCATTTGGACGAAAAACAGAAAAACATTTTGAAAAAATCTCCGACCACCGTATTAGGGCGGCCGGAGATCATGTCTAATTAGATGATGTCGCCGTACTCCTCGCGGAGCAGGGCTTTATCTTTTTCGAGACGCGACCTGAAGGTGCTGCGGGGTATTCCTACAAGGTCGGCGATGTCACGGTCTGATACGCCTTCCATGCGAAGCTCCCCGATACGGCGTGCTTCCGGAAAGAGCTCGTCCAGCCGCTTGAAAAGTTGCTGCAGTACGATTTTGTCGGTCACGATTGATTCAACATCAGCTCTGGGGTCATCATGCTTGTCCCCCATGAGCTCCTGATCATACTCAAGTGACCATACATTTCCTGGCGCATGATACGAGCAATCGAGGCAGCAGCCGTCGCAGCGCCATAGCTTACTTCTCGGACACCTACACTGACCATGCTTCTGTGCCTCCTTCTGGGTGCGCCAGATCGGGCGATAGTATTCATAGTAGGACTCCTTTGTCACTGGGATGAACTGATGGGTGCTGGGTATGTAGATCTTGTACTCGCGGTCTTGGCTCTGATTTTCTTGATTTATCATTTGGTTGTCTCCCTCCGGCGTATAAGCCGAAGCGGAGATAACCCATATGACTGCCAGTTCTGTTCTTCATAAGATTGGTCACCTCATGCGGATTTCTCCGCTTCATTTCGGTGACCAGCCGTTCGTAGCTGGCACTCTATTTTGTTGTGTTGCCTTCGCGCCAGCTACGAACGCATCTCCGTGGCCACAGAGATGAGCTGGTGTTCAGGCAGACATTTTTACGTCTTGTCCAGGACGATTGCGTTAATTGTCGTTGGCGATGAGCTCTAAGTCTCCGAATACTTCGCCGTAGTAACTTGGGTTCAGGTCGTACAGCCCATGAGCATCGTAGCGACGCAATACCGATTCGACCACATCATTTCCGTACTGCTCGGCGGCCGCTGCCGCCGCATTCGCAATGTTGATGCGCCACATTTCTTTCTCAGGTTTTGTCATGTAATCACCGTTTTTCTTTGGAGTCGCTTCCGGCAAAGCCTCGTCAGGAAGCGGAAACGCTGTTGTACAAGCACTCGCGATTGCTTGGTACATATTCATTCTAATCAGAAAGGCGGTTGGTCTACAGAGATAGGACTGGGTTATAACTCGGTTATGGCTGGCACAAACCAGCAAGTCAGCGTTAATAAAGTTTCGCTGGAGATTTCTCCATTTGATATTGAAATTTGCTGATATTTGTGATATAATAAATAAGTTTTAGTGTATCGTGACGTCATTATGGATCACGCAAGGAGGAAGAGCATGGTCTTCAGCTACAACAAATTATGGAAATTACTGATCGATAAACAGATGATGAGAAAAGACTTGATGAGCATGACATCTATTACGTCGACAACAATGGCAAAGATGACCAAAGGCTTACCGGTCAGCATGGATGTGCTTGGACGAATCTGCGATGCTTTACATGTCAATATAGGAGACATCGTGGATTATGTAGGTAAGTCACAGAATGATTAATTCGGTTTTGAAGGAGGCGCATGGCGTGAAAGTGCTTTGTTACGGGTCGTTATTGACCGTACTGGTATATAATCAAGCGCACAGTTCTACTCAAAAGAAGTTGTGTGGTACTATGCTGCTGTCCCTTGACCCGAATGATGACAGAAGAGATGATGACGGATTTGCTTCAGCATTAGCACGCGGCAAATCAAATCTTCCAGATGCTGCCCTTGATGCTGCCCCAGATGCCGACCCCAAGAAGATTACGGAGTATTTCAAAACAAGAGTCCTCCCTCTGCTTGACGCCAACAAAAAAGCCGCTGTAGTAGCGGCTCTAAAAGATATTATTGCTTCAGACGAGAATATACTTGGAGATACCGTTATTGAGACAGTTAACGGCATCAAAAAAAACGATCTTCCTCAAAGACAGCATTTTGTATATGAAGAATTCCTTGCGGGCGTTTTCCTTTATACCTGTATTACGCCGAAAAACGCTGGAAACATACAGAATATAAAAGAGCTCACGGATGAGTATCTTTCTTCGTTTGATGCAGAAGCTGCCGATATAATTTTTGTGCCAGACCACAACAAACTGGATGCTGCCTTCGCAGAGGAAATAGCGGTTGATGCGCATCATATTGCTTTGCTAACTGAAGTTGGTGGCAAGTGTACAGTTTGCGGAAGAGCACTGGCAACAAGCATCGATTCAGCCGACACTGATTACAGTCAAATAGTAAACATTGATGGCGAAGAAGTTATCCTATGTGTCGACTGTGCAAGAAAAGTGAAGAGCTACTCAGAAGCTCAAAAAGCCGATTTGCTATCACAGAAGGAAGAAATGACAATAAAAACAGCCGTTGTTGATGCTGTCGCTCGTAATGAAATTGAGCGGCAAATCGAAGCGGCCTTGCGCGAAATCGACCAACTTGACGAGACTCCTGAAACAAAGCTCAAAACAGACCCCGCTCCAGTTGAAAAGAAGATAAAAGGAAAACGCCTCAGAAGAGACGTTTTAAATGATGTGCTACCCCTTTTCGATGGTGTCAATGAAATACTGGACAGGCTTTCTGGCGAGGGAGTTTTTAACATTGACAAGCTGGAAAAGAATATTCGAAGAATGTCCGAAGATGCTGATACAGGTCAGCTGTCTCAGGACGCAGTATTCGACATACTGGTTGAAACGTTATATGACAAAACAGGACGAAAATATAGGGCTGCGTGTAGAATCGTCGTCTCATATTTTGTCCAGAGTTGTGAAGTATTCGAGGTGCTCAATGAGACTACCAAATAAAGTAACCCCATATTCAAAAAGCGCAATAGCGTGGTTTCCATCCATTTTGAGTAGTCTTAAGGAAAAAGACATGCCCCCGCAGGATTTAATGGAAGCCCTTGCTACAGGACAAGCCAACATGGGAGATTTTCTCGATGCGCTTGACTGTTTATATGCACTTAACAAAATAGAATTAACTGATGAAGGGAGGCTGTTGCGGTATGTTGAAGCAAATCCGATGTGATAAATTCATTGATGAATATCGAACCATAAACCTCAATGATGGTCTAAATACCGTACTTGGAAGCACCGGCGGCAATAATGCTATCGGGAAATCCACTTTTCTTCAGATTATTGATTATGCCTTTGGTGGCGAGGAATACAGTAAAAGCTACAATCGTGACATAAAAGCGCACGTCGGCGACCATACGATTTTCTTTACTTTTGAATTTATGACGCAGCCACAGCTATATTTCTATCGCGTAGCATCAAACCCTGGGAAAGTGTTCCAGTGCGATAAAGCCGGTCATCTTATAGAAGAATTGGATTTGGATGCGTACCGCAAAAAGCTGTTTGAAGAGTATGCCATCGGCATTGCCAATCTTAAGTTTGACGAAATCTGTGCACATTTTTTTCGCATATATGGCAGAGAAAACACTTTAGAACAGTACCCGCTCCAAGTGACTCCGAGGGAGTCTCATGAAAAAGCTGTGGACTTCTTAATCCTTCTTTTTGGCGGTAATGCGATTCTGACACAGCTTAAGCTCATGGAAGAGCAACTAGGCGTGAAAGCATCGCACTTGTGGTCGCGTCAACGTCCGCAAGTTGATATGGAAAAGTACGAAGAGAATGAAGCTACGATACACTCGCTTGAGGCGCGGCTCGAAGAGCTAATGCACGATAATGAAGATGCGCAGATGTCCTTCTTCGGTTTTGATGAAAAATCACGCGAGAAAATAAACGCTGCACAAAAGGAGCTTCGCAGTCTCCTCACCAGACGAGACTACCTGCAGTCGCAGGTACGAATGTTGTCCGAAAACATCTCTGTCAAGAAGCAAGATTCGGAGGATGATTATCATGCGCTATTACAATACTTCCCTGAGGCTGATATGAAAGCCTTTTCGGATATCTCCAATTTCCACAGAAAAATCCGCCAGATACTTAACGACCAGTTACGACAGGAAATTGACCGCATTACACCCATCATAACGAGATGTGAAAAGGACATAGACCGTCTTAAAGAAAAAATCAAGACGACCGGCGTCGCCAAAGCCATGTCTTCGCAGATAATCGCACAGTGCGTACAGATTTCTAAATCCATTGACCGGCTCAAGGAAAAGAACGATGAAATTGTCCGCCTCAAAGAGCAGCAGGAAGCGAGGACTTTGGCTGAGCGGAAATTGCAAGATTTGTTCTCTAAGCAAAAGGACAAGCTGTCCGAAATAGTAACATCAATCAATGACGCAATGCGGAGCATAAATGGTATTGTGACAGAAGATAAGGAAAAAGAGCCGATGCTCTCAATTTCTGACTCTAAAGATATAACATTTGGAACGCAAGGTAACACCAGCGAAGGCACTGCGTTCAAGAGCCTTGTTGTGTATGATTTGAGTATTCTTACCCTATGTCCGATACCGGCGCTCATTCACGACTCCAATATTCTCAAGCGTATCAGCGATGTCCATTTGGAGCACATACTGGAGCAATACATAGCAAGTCACAAACAGGTATTTATTGCCTTTGACAAGGCAAATTCAACTACTGCCGTCGCTCATGACATTTTAGAAGAAACGGCGGTTATTCGACTTTCCGATGGAAAAGAACTCTTCGGAAAGTCATGGAGCAAAATCGATTCCACAGAGCAAGAATAAGGAGGACGACACACATGGCAGCCATACATGGATTACTTAAACAAATAGCCGACCCTGCACTGCGCAGCCGGTTAGAAGAGGAATACGCACGTATGACGCAGGATAAAAAATTCGGGCTTGTGTTCGAAGAGCATATACCAGAATGTACTCCGCTTTACGGTGTGCCGGTGAAGCGCGGGTCAACTGTTGCCAGAAAAGCGGAAAAGAAAATCACCGACGTCTTTTCTGTAATAAAAATCACCGACGGTGTTGCTGTGTGTCTTAAAACAGGTACGGATGAGACCGTTTCAATACCCGTAGAAGAGCTTGTATCTGTTGCAAAGTTTGGAGAGGCCATTTTCCCAACATTGCAGCCGGTAGACTCCGTAGAAAATGCTCCGGATAGCAGCTTGTGGCATACCCTCATTGAAGCCGATAATTATCATGCG